ATTTCTATCTTACGTCATTGTCTATCATCGCAAAAATACTCTAAATGACAGCGCAAAATGCCGTGTTTCGTCTGTCCAAAAGTTGCAGGTACGAAACACGGAAAAACGGACGCAAAAAATTGGGATATTCGCAAGCGTAAACTAAAATATTAAGGAAATGGAAGAAACAAAGTATTTCGAGAACCCTGAAAGCCTTGAGCTTGTTTATAAGGGCACGAACGGACAAGCGCTAACAACAAGCTTGATGGTGGCAAAGAAGTTTGGCAAGGAACATAAAAATGTTCTTTCTGCCATTCGAGATTTACTTAATACGACGGCTGAAAATTCAGCTTTCGTTGATAATCAGCAACTTACAAAGATGTTTGCTCTTGTGGAGGTAGAACAGCCAATGCCTGTTGGAGGTGGCGTGAAGAAAGTACCCATGTTCGTTATGAACCGCGACGGCTTCACATTACTTGCAATGGGATTCACTGGAGAAAAAGCACTTGCCTTCAAACTCGAATACATCAAGGCCTTCAATGCTATGGAACAGCAGATAAGCCAGATGGCGACACCTTCTTATCAAATCTCCGACCCTATAAAGCGAGCCGAAAAGTGGATTGAGGAACAAAAGGAACGTCAGAAGTTGGTGGAGAAGATTGAGGAGCAGAAGCCAAAGGTGGAGTACTTCGACCGTCTTGTAGACCGTAAGCTCAACACCAACTTCCGCGACACCGCAAAAGAGATTGGCTTGAAGCAGAATGATTTTATCAGCAAACTCCTCGACGCACAATATATCTACCGCGATGTTAAAGGCAAAATAAAACCATACGCCAAGTATACAGGCGAGTTGTTCATTATAAAAGAGTGCGCTGGAGGCGATAAGTGGGCAGGTATGCAGACGCTTATTACTCCGAAAGGACGCGAGACCTTCAGCCTGTTGTTTGGTAAAGAATAATACACCTTATTATATATAAAAATATGGCAGAAGAAAATAATGAAATCAAGACCGAAGCTCAGCCGCAAGCAGCGGCTACAGCTTCACCCGTGGACGACCGACCCAACCGCAAGGCTTTCTCCGAGCGTTTTGCCAAACGCCACAAGGATATCGACTTTGAGGATAAGGAGGCTCGCTACGCTGCTATGAACGACGATGCCGACGCTCTCTCTCGCTACGAGGAGGACGGAAAGGCTCTCAGCGAAATGTTCGACAACAACCGTTGGCTTGCAGCTATGGCTATGGACCTTAAGAAGAATCCTGACCTTAATCCTATCGAATGGATGGCTTCTCAGGGCATCGACATCGGTGCTGCTATGCAGGACGAGGAAATGGGCAAGAAGGTGGCTCAGCAGATTGCCGACTTTCAGCAGAAGAAGGCCGACGAGGAAAACCACGAAAAAGAACTTGTTGCCAATCTCCAAAAGTCGTCCGATGCTATAGATCAGCTTGGTCTCGACGACGACGCTAAAGCCGACCTTTGGGAGAGTTTCTTCAAGGTTGTCGTCGACGCTGAGAAAGGTATTGTCTCCACCGAGACATGGCAGCTCTTCAAAAACGCACAAAACTACGATGCTGATGTGGCTTCCGCACGCGAGGAGGGTGCTATGCAAGGCCGTAACGAGAAGATTCAGAACAGGGTCAAGCGTTCCGAAAAGACCGAAATTCCTCCTTCTCTCAATACTAACGGTGGCGTATCGCCAACCAAAAAGAAGTCCAGTGGCTTCTGGGATGATCTGGTTAAAAATTAAAACACATTTTATTATTCATTAATCTCTAAAATTTCAATTAAATGAAACACTATCGGTTTATTAATTTTATTAAAAGCGGACGTTTTCTTACTTGGCTCTTACTCATGCTTTTCTCCGTTGTAACTGGCGGCTCGTCGCTCATGGCTGTTGCCGACAACGTTGCTCCTCAGATTGGCGACGAGGGTCCTACTCCGGCTTCCGCTGCTGAGGCTGCTGCCAACGAACCCGTTGAGGCTGGCAAGAGCGACCTCAACAGTCCCGGTGGCAAAAAGGATGGTCAGGATTTAACGGGCTCTCAGGCTTCATCCACCCAGCTCAAAGAGGGTGACATGATTGACGATGAGTGGGATAATAACATTGTAAAATTCTACCCCTACAAGACTCCGCTTCTCAGTATCGCCCGACAGGTTGCCGCTAAGGTTCCTATCAAGAACTGGACTGCCAAGCACATGCGCATCGGTGGCGAAACTCTCGACGGTAAGACTACTGCCGAAATCACTGGTGGCGACACCATCGAGCTTAACTCTACCAACTTCTCTGGTTCTCTCCGTCCGTTCTACAAGTGCTCTACTGTCTACGTTCCCGACGTTGAGGGCTACAAGGAAGGTTCTAATACCGTGCACGAGGGTATGCTTCAGCTTTACGTTATCGAATCCAACGGCAAGAAGGTCACTCTCCAGGCTACCAACGGTAAGGCTAAGAACAATGGCACTCCTGCAGACGACCTTGACAGCATGACCTGCCCCGACATTCCTTCTGGTTCAACATTCCTCGTTGGCGCAACAGCTGCAAGCGAGTCTCAGCTTATGGTTCCACCCGAGAACTTGCAGCCTCGCGAGAAGGAGGTTTGTGTGCAGAAGAAGCTGCTCAATATTCTCTTTACTACCGACTTCGAGAAGGTGCAGACCAAGGTGCCTATCACCGTCAAAGACCTCAAGGCTGATGCTATCATGAAGTACAACCTCCGCGCTGAGCGTTCTTACTGGCTTGGTACTAAGCGACGCTTCAAGGTGCTCACCGAGGACGGTGCTGTAGAAGACGTTTACATTGCAGAGGGCATTCTGCCTCAGCTTACCAATGCTTATGCTATTGGTGATGCGCAGCAGTGGACCGACTGGATTGCTCTCTCTAAACTCCAGTTCACCGACTTTGCCGAGAACAACCACGCTTACGTCTTCGCTGGCAAGAACTTCATCGAGCGCATGGAGAAGATGAAGATTGACAAGGATAGCAAGAACGACATCATCAATCACGACGAGTTCGACCTTACCTTCAAGCGTATCAAGGATACTTTCGGTGTTTTCGATGTTGTTTGGGATCAGACTCTCGACCTTATGCACATGGAGGACTTTGCCGTTATCATCGACCTTAAGGCGAGTCGTCGCTACGTGCGTGTTGCCAACAAGGAGCGCACCAACGACATGTCTAAGGGTGCAGGTGCTATCCGCGACGCTAAGCGTTGGATTCACGAGGAGGCCGATTGTATCGCTCTCCGTGGCTACAACTCTGTGCTCGTTGGTCCTGAGGATAAGATTTCTAAGCTTGGCATGTCTACTCTTCAGACTATCATCTCTGCTCCTAAGTTCCCCGAAACTCCGTCTAACGGCATGAAGGTTGCCCTTACCGAAGACTACACCTCTGGTGATGTTCAGTACGACAAGGGTACTGTCTACTACTACAACGGCACCAAGTGGGAACTCTACAAGGGCCAGGACGTAGCTGCCTAAAGATTATTTTATTTCCGTAATATATTAGTTGTCCCGATAAGTCCTCGCTGAGCAACGGCTTTGCTCGCTAATGTCTCAGCGAGGCTTATCTTTAAAATTCCAAAACGCAATGATTAAGATATATAGATTAAAACAGGTTCGCAACAACGTCTCTCATGTTCTCGTTGGTGCAGGTGGCAATAAGGTTCGCTACGAGTTCACAGGTGGCAACGTCATTGCTGGCACTTGTCCCGAAATATCTCTTAAGGGTAAGTACTATCAAGACCTTCTCGAGGACAGTGAGCTTTTCAAGTCCGGTACAGTGGTGTTGGTCCGCGAAATAAAAACCTCCGACGACATCGACCACGTCCCAACGCCCGAGCCAACGCCCAAGAAGCAGGTGGATAGTGTCGATTCAGTCACCACCCCCGACGAGCTTCTTGTTTACGTCAATACCAACTATTCCAAGAAGTTCACCGACCCCGCCAAGGCTCTTGTTTTCGCCGCTCAGAAAGATGTTGCCTTCCCCAATTACTCAGTTGGCGAGTAGTTTCTTAAAGCATTAGTTATGACTATCTCCGAAATCATCAACAAAGTAAAATGGTGTATCGACCACGAGACTCATGAGGATGCCAAGCTTGCCGACAATGGAGAGGATTCCTACATGGATAATATCATACGTGCCAAAATCAACGACGCACGCCGATGGCTTGCCGTAGCCACCTCCCAATCCGTCACCCTCTCCTCCTCTCCAAGCTCCTCATCCTCCACCAGTGTTACAACACTCACTATCACCCCCTATGATGGCTTTTCCGACATCGCCACCATCACCATCCCATTGTCTCTTTCCACCGTCACCTTATCTCGCGTACGTCTCTCGTCATGGCACAAGGCTGCCATACCTATTCTCGACACCTCCGACGACGCCATGCTTATGTTCGACGACACTGCAAAGGGTACTGTCAACCGACCTCTCGCCACTGTCATGCAAGGCTCTCCTACGAGAATCCTCGTTCAGCCTTACACCTCTACCGACACTGCCGAGATTGTCTATATCGGTATAGCTTCCGACATCGACACCTCTTCTGATGATTCCACCGTAGATATTCCAACCATCCACGAGTCTGCCTTCATCTACTACATTGCCTACCTCTTGCTTACCGCCTACCAAGACCCTCGTGCGCAAGCAATGTTCGCTATCGCAGTCCAGCTGACAGGCTCCAAACAGTCCGTATAGCTATGTACACTCTCACTGCATCATACTCTCCCGAAGAACTTGCCTGGATCACTCCCGAAGTTCAGTTTAAGCGTGACATCTACCTCATCGTCACCCTCAAACGCCCCGGCAAACTCATAATCAGGCAACGTGTTTTCGATGGTTCCAATCCGCGCGTGCCTATCCGACGTCACAAAGATATGAGCTCCTTCAAGCTCCGCCTTACCATCCTCCCCGAAACCGTCGGACTACAAATTTTCACATCAACCGAACCAAAAGAAATTAAATATGCCTACATTTAGAGAAGACCCTAAAATCGGTTCTAAGGTCCCATTAATCAAAACTGCCGACCTTAACGACAAGTCGGTCACAGAGAAGAAGCTCGCCGACGGAAGTATTACTAAGGATAAGATTGCTACTGGTGCTGTAACAAAAGACAAACTCTCCCTCGAAGTGTTGGAGGAGAATATGGTGGAGAGAATAACAGAAAAAGAAATCGAAGAAATAGTAGGAGAGAAAGGAGACATAAAATGAATAAGTTTGTAGATGCTAAAGGACTTAAAAAATATACTGACAATATGAAACTTCTTCTTAAGAAGAAAGTTTCTAAGAAAAGACCTTATGGACAGATAGTTATTGGTAAGGCAATAAATCCAAAATCGTATGATTGGGGAACAATATATGCTTTTCGTGGACATCCATGTATAAAAATATGGAGTGATAATAAAGTTGAGACATTTAATATAATTATTCGTACTGCTGAAAATACAGATGTAAGTAATATATATCATCAATCATCAGGAACAACACTTACTAACACAAAAGCTAAATACCTTCATCTTATACATTTAATAGGATATCCAAATATTCCATGTGGTTTTAGAATGTTTTCTCCATATACAAAGGGAGATCCTAATATAAAATTACAAGAAATTGATATTCCAGCGAAAAACCTTACTGGTACTTCAAAAAACTACAGTTGGGTTAATTCAAAACGTGTGACAAGTAAGAAGGGAACTTTTGAGATGGCTTGTGAAACATTGAGATACAAGTTTGATCATAATCAAAGCTATATAAATGTTGGTATAGTAAAAGCTTATCAGTTATTTAATGGAGATTTTGGAGTACCATATTGGAAGCATAGTGTATTTCGAGGTAAACCTTATAGAAAAAAATTCCCTAATAAAAAGAAAAAATATACAAGATTTACGAGAAAAACTTCTGGATTAGGTGGTGGTCTATGGCTTGTACGTTTCTATGATAGAAAAAGTAAGACATATATGAATGATGTAAAAGTATATGTAAGGAAAACTAAAGAAGGAAAGCTTATTTTCAAAAAGACATAAAAAATGGGTAGCGTTAGAAAACGAGGATACTACACCACAAGGCATGTACTTCATCAACCACCTAACTTACCACCCATTGCAAAGATACTATATAATATTCAGTTTTGCAAGAGTTTGAGTAATAAAATAAAGATAAAAGATAAAGTTTAACAGAAATTAGTAATAAATTAACAAACAAATCGTTATGACAAAGTATTTAGACAAGGTAGGCCTTACAGAGTATACTAAGCTGATGAAGGCTCATGTAACAAAGAGTACATTGAAACTTGGTGAATCATCAGGTACGGCTTATGACGGAGCAAAGGGTAAGGCAAATGCAGACTTTATAGCAAGTGTGAAGTTTGGTAATTTGACATTGGTGTCACCAACAATTAAGGGTAAGTGGAGTGTTACAAACTCAGCTGGCACAGCAGTTACATCAATGGACAGTACAAACAACAGCTTGGCTTTGGAGAATGGTTTTAAAGCTTCATGGACAGGTACATTCAGTTATCCAGCTGTAGGTAGCGGACAGAAAGCACCAACATCAGTAAGCGGAAACTGGAGTAAGCTTCCAAGTGCAGGTGTAGAGTCAGAAGTATATACAACACCTAATGCACTAACAACTAACACCACAATAGTTGCTACTATATCAGCTCCTAAGACAGGATTGATGGTTGTTGGTTCAGATGTAAAGCCAGCAAGTGGCAATGACTCTAAGTCAGCAACTGCTATTGTTAGCTTCTATCATCGCCGTTACTTTGGTTTGGCTTCAGTATCAAATATAACAGCAGATGTTATAAAGGGTTTGAGTAAGACAGACCTTAACAATTCACGTACAGCAAAGCTTGAAGGCATTTCGGCAACAGATGCTCAGTACTATGTAATAGCTTATCCAAAGGCAATGGGTGAGTTGAGTAAGATAGTACAGAATGGAGCCACACCATTGCTTAATGGAGGCTTTGAAAAAAGTGAGGTAACAGTGACAAATGCAGCAGGTGCTTCAATAGTTTACTTGGTATACCGCACAGTAAATCCAGGAGCATTGAAGGATAACTCATTCCTGGAAATAGCATAAATAATTGTTTAACATTAAAAACATAAAAAAGATATGGCATTAAAACAAGCAAATACGCTGGCTCCAAGTAATGTGTCAGCAACAGGTTTTGCCTTGGCAGACGCAAGACATATTGGAGGTCATAAAGTTGTAGCAAGTCTTACGGATTTGTATGCATTGCAGGATTGGCAGCTGCTTAATCCTGGAGAAACAGACACAGCATTGGCATTAGGTCAACAGTGGTATGTTAAGGGAACTGGTTTCTATAGACTGACCAACTGGGCTAATCGTAAAACATCAAGTGGTTGGACAAAGTTAGTAGATCCAAATGACATTGACACTACATTGTTTCAGATTGTTTCTGCTCTTCCTACAAGTGGTATTAATAAGAATCGTATATATATTTTAGCTTCGGCAAACAGAGACCCTAATGGTAAAAATATATATGCCGAGTATATCTATACTGGTGATACCTCAGCCACATACGATGAAACCAAGTGGGAGAAAATGGGTGAGTATACACCAACAGTAGACTTATCGCCTTATTCTCAGCATGTGGCTAATAAGCAGAATCCTCATGGTGTAACAAAGACACAGGTAGGTCTTGGCAATGTAACTAATGAAGCACAGATTCCACTAAGCCAGAAGGGTGTGGCTAATGGTGTAGCTACATTGGATGCAAATGGTAAGGTTACTGATGAACAGTTGTGGGATGCAACAAGTGAGAAGCATGGCTTGATGTCAGTAGCAGATAAGAAAATCCTTGATACAATCAATAGTGAACTATATGAAGGTAAATTCTCTGATGTATGTAAGTTTGATGATATATTTACACCACTGGGAGATGTGGAGATAATTCAGCAGTCACTTGGTAATTCTGTAACATATGATATTATCTATCTTACAACTAAAAAAATGTTTGTAGCAAGACATGAGGGTAAATATTATTATAACTGGGCGGGTAAGATAGAAACCTTTGGTGCTTTAAATACTCCAGTAGAAGGTAAATTGTATTTAAAGAAATCAGGATCGGCATTAACACCTGGTTTGCCTGTATCACCAACTTTATATATGGGTGATAGTGGTGGTCTTTATCCTCTTGCTAATCAGAACGATATTGAAGTAATGTCTAATGCTGAGATTGATGCTCTGTTTGCATAAAACACAAGCTATAACAAGTAAATAAAAAAGTGGTGAACTGTTAGAAGGTTCACCACTTTTTCTTTGTTTTATTCAATTTTATCCAAATCCTCTACAGCCTCCTGCATTATCATCTCAATATTCTTGTTCGCGAAGTCCACCTGCTTCTTATCATCAGCCCACTTCTTTCTCATTGTGTTCCAGTGTCTCATTCGCTTTTCCGCATTCTTGATGATATTCACCTTTCTTTGCTCAGCCGAGCCTTCGAACTTATCCAATGCAGCAGCATTTTCAATCCTCTTCATCGTCGGCACGTTCTTCGATTTCAGCTTATCGGTATTGGCGATAGTCTGTTTCATTTTCTCCTTGTAGTTATACCATTTGGCTTTGGTTCTCGCCATGCTCGACTGTTCTCTTGGAGTATAGAAGAGTGAGCGTAAAAATGGCACGTCGCCCACTTCTATCTCGTCAGCCTTGCCAGTCGTTGCCTTTGCACCCAAGCCTGCAGTACGCTGAACGAATGTGCCCATTCCGCCACTCCACGAGCTATAGAAATGATTAAGCATCGACGGGTCTGTAATCCAGTCAAGAGCATCGTTACCCTTCATTTCCGGATTGCCAGGAGCTATATTGTTTGTCTTGGCGTTCACCCATTTGTTCAAGTCCACAAGTCTTGCCGGAACATTATTATAGGCGTTCTGCCATGCCGGGTTAAGCTCTGTCTTATCGCCCGTTCGTCTTATCGGCGCACCCTTCCAGTCGTTGTTAAGCAGCCACTCAATGAGCGGAACTGCAGCAGTAGGCGAAAGGGCCTCAGCAGTCATACCAACAACATTGTTCCGACTCTTTTCATAATTCGGATTATTCAAGAAGTCCATTACTGGGAATAGCTGCGACATACAGCCAACGGCATCCATCGCCATGTTTCTCTGACTCTTCACGTTTTTGGCAAACGTCTGTCCTGCCGCCAAGTCGCCAAGACTATAGAATGCTCTCAGCTCAATGGCCAACGGCACAGTCACAAATCTATTCTTGCCCACATATATACACAGATTGTTTCTCCTGATATAGTCAGGCAACTCGCCATACGGATCCTTCACGTTGCCTCTGTCCTTATCGTCCTCATTCTGTATAATAGCATTGTTGACAGCAGCCATAATCAACGCTAAGGCAAACGGTGCAGATGTCATAGCAACAGTAGTACCCACAGGCGCACGCTTGATATTCTTGAATAACAGGTTCGTGCTCTGAATGCCAGCATTAAAGAACATCGAGTAGTTTCTTAGGTAGCCAGCCACAAAGCCGTATGTGTTTCGCCTTGCCTTCTGCCAATCGCCCATTTCTCCGTTCTTGAAACTCTTTATAGCATCACCCGAACCATGACGGTTGAAGTTTGTCGACACCTCCTTTGCGTCATACGCGCTTCTTGCTGCCGAACGTCCCAAGTCTCTTGATGTGCAATATGTGGCAAATCGTGCCATATTCTCAGCCACCTCGTTCAGATTCTCCACGTTCTTGCCTAATTTCTTAAGCACTTCCACAGCATTAACCATAACCTTCTTCGCGCCCTTTGCCGACTCCTTATCAACGATACTCTTGTAGCTCTTCTCCATGTCGTGCATCGAGAACAACTGTACAAAGCCTGTCTCGCCACCGTTCTCCATAAACTCCTTGAAGTATCGCTCCATCTTCGAGTTACCAAGCGTACCTTCTCTGTATCGGGCGTATAGTCCATAGCCTACACCATTCTTGAAGTCTTTCATCTTCATGCTCTTCAATCTTCCTGCGCCCTCATTGTAGAACACATTCAGCGGATTAAGCTCAATATAATAGCGTGACCACTTTGCAAGGTATCTTCCACCTTCCTTTGCAGCAACATGCGAAGATGCAAATTCCATGTCTCTCACGATGTTTCTCATCACAAACTCTGGGCTCCACGATGTTGAGGCCATAGCCATCCATCGTGTCACTGTCTGCAACCACTTTTGGCTTGCCTTGCCGTTCTCCAACATTCCGTTCAAAGCCTGTGCCGCTCTCGGATTGCCAAGCACCACAAATCTGTGTGTTCTTCCGGCTATCTTCACGTCCACAAAGTGTTGGCTCTTGTCCTTCGCTCTTTGGAACTTGAAGCCTATGTCCGTTCCATTGCTCAGACTCTTTGCCTCACCCTTAGCTTGCTTGGTCCTCATGTCCGTTTCAAAGGCATCCACAATGCTCGCAACATCATCTGCGCTTGCACCTTCTGGAATCTGCGGATAAGCCTCCTCCCAAATGTCGTTGCCGTTCAAGTCCGTACCAGTTTTCTCAACCCAAACCTTTGTCTCCTTCACAAGATTCTGCTCTCCGCTGTTTCTCACAAATCGCGCAAAGGCTTGCTTTATCATGTTCTGACCTCCGTTTCTTATCGCACGGTTGCCCATCAAGCCAATCTGTGCCAATATCTCCACATTGCTCAGGCTCTTTCGTCCCTTGGCGTTCATCAGCGTCGTGCCGATATAGTTGCTTGGGGCGCCCATTTCTGTCACATATCCGTATACGTCCTCAGCGGTAGCCTCGTCAAACTTTCTCAAAGGCACATACCAGTCGAACATGCCCAATACTCCGTCATGTGTATTTTTACTTATCAGTCCACTCTCGTAGTCCGAATTTACCGAATAGTCTGTAGCTGCCTTCACCTTCTTCCAGAAGTCGGCTACTGAGCCTTGCTTCATTCCTTCCATGCTCTCCTCCTGACTCATCACCTCGTCAATAGCTCCTGCATCATCATAAGGCGATTTCATATCGTCAATGCCCTGCAAGCCGTGCATACCCGAATAGTCGTGCTCCTCTGCCTTGAAGTCCTTGTCCAAGTTCTGTACTATCCATTCATCCATCTGTCGGTAGTACTCTTTCAGGTCTATCTGTCCCGTTTCAAGTTTCTGTCCAAGGTCGCTCTTCTCGCCGTTCCAAGCAGCCTCCAAAGCATCAATGCTATTGGATTCTTCACTCTTCACTTTTCGTTTTTTCCTTATCTTGTCTCGCACAAAGAGCACACGGTTTCTCTCCAATCCATGCTTTCTAATCATATACAGATTGAAGTTCCTTATTCTGTCCTCCACCTTCTTGCCATCGAAGCTGCCCAACACGCTCGACATAGCCTTGCTAAGCGGGTCCATATAGCGTATTTCGAAGAGCTTGGATTTGTCGCTCATCTTGCCCTCCGTGATATTCTGCATCAGGTATGGGTTCATCGAACTATTCACATCTTCAATCTTCTTGATAGACGGATCAATAGCCTCCATCAGTTTCTTCAACGAGAGCATATTGTCCATGAAAGCCTCCGTAGCCATATAGCTATGACGGTCCAGGGCATGATGGTATCTATCCAAAGCGGTAGCTGCATTTGGTGCCGTGCGGTAGTGTATTTCTCCGTCCGTTGCCTCCAGCCATTCCTCGCGGCTCATGCTCTCGAAGTCATGGCTCTTGCCGTCGTTGTCATACAACTCGCCGCCCTCAATCTTCGTGTACTCCGTCTTCTCATGCTCTATCTTCCACTTCACAGCCTCAGCTCTCATCTTCCACAGCGGACTGTCGCCATACTTCTGCACGTTCTTCGCAAGCCACAGCATATACTTCACGTCCTTCACGTTAGGCGAAACTCTGTAGCCTATCTCATGCAGGGCATCTGTCACCTTATTCTTAATGTAGTTCCAGAATCCCGGCTCACCCTTTCCGTCCTCTGCGCTCTTGGCGATAAACTCCTCAATAGCGTCATAGAATCCAAGGTGATTCATGTTCATCTTTTCCTTCACATAAGCTCTCAGCTCAGCATTGATAGGATTATCCAAGTCCATCCAAAGACCACGCATGTAGTCATTGAATTTATCTCCAAGCAGTCCTCTCATGCCCTTGTGCCCTACGGTCTCGTGCCATACGGTTTTCTCCGCGGTATACGTGTCATGGATATTCGGCATATACAGATGCACCTCGCCCGTCTTCTCGTCATACCAGCCAGTCACCTGCTTGCCTTTCTCTATATCCTTGCGCACCTTCTGGTTCTCAATCTCCTCAACCGAGTTTACCATCTTCACCTTGCCTCCAGTTCTCTTCGCAACCTTCTCCACGGTCTTGATGATACGCTCGCTCATAGCATTCGAAGTCTTCTCAGGTGTTACAACACCATCGCCTTCTTTTCTAAAGAAGGTCTCTCCATCTGTTAAATTTTTGCTCTCATCAAGCAATTTCTTGCCCGAATCGTAGGATTTCTCAACTCCTTGCAGTAACTTTGCAGTTGAAATATAACCGTTGGTTGCACTGTTCAAAGGGAGACTGTCGGATTCGTTCGCTTTCTCGGAACCTTCCGACGTTATATTTTTAGAGTTGCTTGGTGTCGTGTCCAAAGGGGAACTGTCGGGTAACACCGCTGTGCCAGGAGCGTCAGGCAGCTCTATCTTATTATCAATAGAGTTGTTTGATGAAACCAAAGGTGGTCTGTCGGGATTTTCTCGCTTTCCAGGGGAGTCAAGCAGCTCTATTTTTGTTACCTCATAGCTATGAGGTTTGTTTTCTTCCCCTCCTCTAAACTCTTGCATAGTAGTCTTCACACGGTATGTTTTACCGTCTATCTCTACTGCACCATAAAGTCTATGCACCAAAACTCCTTCTCCGTATCCATTCTCTACACTACGCAATCCGTCCTCACCCTTCTTGTAATCAGGATGAATCTCTGCCTCGATACTTTCATGTATAACATCTGTCAACTTTGGAAGAACGGAAAGGTGAACAAATGGGTCTTCGCTTTTTGATATTGCGCTATTGGAAAGATATTTGTCTATTGCTGCCTTGCTTATAACATAAGGTGTGCCATCGCGCATAGTCGGCATATCGCCATTCTTTGTAGCGAGATTGTCTTTAGCCCATATACGTGCATTTTTAATAGCATCTGCCTTGTTTTCTCCAAAGCCATGCTTCTCAACCTCTACCACCTTCACCTTATCCTTATTCAGATTAGGCATAACGATACCTTTCTCCTTAACTGCTCTGTCTCTCACAGCGTCAAAGTGTTCCTTGTTGTCTGAGAAGGTGTTGCCAAGCTCCATGCGGTAATGGGTGTTCGTCTTGTTATACACCTCAGCAGCGTGCTCCACTCTATACATCACGCCCTTGCCCTCGTTCTGCTTCTTCAAGTATCGCTGCATTTCCTCCTCGGTCATGCCGGCTAACTTACAAGTCAGTTTCTTTAGCTCCGCTATCACAGCCTGGCTCGTCTCGTCTCTCGTATAACGCTCATACTCCTCAAATCTCTCGTATGTACCCGAAAGAATACTCTTTCTCTGCTCTGCGTTATATTCGCCCAAGTCAAACATAATGGAGTAGTCGTTACGGTCTCCTCTCACATGCACATTTATACCATGCTCGTTCAAGTTCACCGTCACGTCTTTCAACTCCTTCAAATCCTTGGCTGTCTGCTTGCTCTTCTTCTGCATTATCGTATTGGTGTCGATAATGCGGTCAGGCATTTCTATATCGCGCAAGTCCTCAAAGAAATCCTCTATCTTGTCGTAGTGTCCGCCCAAGCTCACTTTCTCCACACGGCCAGCCTTGGCTCGCATAGCCTCGTTGCTTATCTTGTCCACTACTACCACACGGCATACTACCTTCGTACCTGCCTGTTTGAACACGATGTCGGGCAACTCTACCTCGGCACGCATTACGGCGGTCTTCTCGCCATTAATCCACTTCTCAAACTTCTTGTCTGTCGAACCTCTTGGAATAATAGCTACAACACGACCGCCTTCCTCCAAGTGCTTGAATGCCTTACCCAAGTGGGCAATGGCTGTCGCTCCTGCCGTACCAAACGGTGGGTTCATTACTACAACATCATGCTTGTTGCTGATGTCGTAGTTCTCGAATATGGTGTTCACGAACTTTCTACCCAGTCCACCTGCCTTCAACTGCAACTTGGCAAACAGACTCTGACTTGGCTCTATTGCCACCATCTGATTGCCCTTTGGCGCATATCGTGCTATCGCTCCATGTCCGGCACTCGGCTCCATTACGGTGTCACCCTCGCCCATGTTCGCCCATTCCATCATCTTATAACCTAATGGTTCAGGTGTTGGGAAGTAGTCTACACCCTCTCTGTTGCGGGAGTTCAACTTCTGGTTCGAGTAGTAGTCAAGCACTGCATTGTCAAATCCGTCCGTGCTTTGGTCTTTAGGCGCGTCAAATTCCTTGCCTCCTACTCCTTGCTGATCGATAGGCACCACTCCGCTATGCTCCAATATACCATTGGCAAAGCTGTCTCTCAAACTTCTTGCCTGACTTCCAAGCGCAAGGTTCTCAGTTGTCGATACCTGATTATTGAACTTTTGCCCGAACAGCATCATCTCTGAGTTCAGTCCCAATATCGGGTACTCAAATATGGCGTTGCTCTTGTTGCCGATACGATAGGTTCGTCCCTCTATCTGCAAGGCTGTGATAGGACTCTGAGGCAACGCCAGTGTAATGCACACTCGCTGATGCTTGCCCGTCTTGTCATGCAAAGATATGCCTTCCTTGCCGCTCGCCTCCTGTATCACGATAATATTCTTACCGCTATTGTCGTCGTTGAAAGTGTCCACTGCCTTGTCCTTCACCTTCGTGCTTTCCTTTCCGCTGAAGAACAATACATTATCCTTGCCGAACACCTTGGCTATCTGCTCACGAGGCATACTGTAGTCAAGGGTCTGCTCCCACTTCAACAAGTCGGCATACTTCTTTCTGAAGTCCCTCACAGCTTGTATAGCCTCATTTTTCTTATCGTTACCCTCGTTCATTATGGTGATTAGACGGTTAGCCTTCTCCAACATAAAGGCGAACGGTGGCTTTATAGGCTCCTTAGTGTCCACTCTTCGGTGGAATATCACTACCTTGCGTCCTGCGTCCAAATGGGCCTTTATGCGCTCGATAATGTTAGCCACCTTCATAGTCTCAAACAGCGCACTACCATAGTTGTAGTCGCCAATTGTCTTTCGGTAAGCCTCAGCCAATACTGAGTTGCTTGTTAATGCTTCCTGTACTGCCTGATTGAATCGCTCTGCATGGTCGGGCGATACCGTCGGGAAGTCTCTTGAATAGTCATACGGACTGTCTATAATGCGTCCGCTCATTGTTCCCAACGTGTGCTGCAGATAGTCCGAGAAGGCTATCTCCTGCTTTGCCACAGCCTCGGGGTTGCTCGTGCTCTGCTCTAACCTGTTGTAGCGGAACTTGTATCCAGCACCGAAATGGTCAAGATAGAACTGTGTGCGTCCGCTCATTCTTCCGCTATTCTCTACTTTGGGATACTTGAAGATGTAGCCCTCCACATAGTTAAGGTTCTCACGTGTGTTGAACGGTGTGGCCGAAAGGAAGATGGTCTTTGTATCCTTCCATTCGTTCTTTGCCTGTGCCTCCAACTTCGGCTTCACTTCGTTAGTGTAATGGCTCAATGCCTTCACAAACTCGGCGTGTATCTTGCCAAGCTTCGGGAAACTGGCATAATCTCCAGGAGTAAATCCGTTTCTCTCCTTCGGCAACATCTTGCTTGTAGCGTATGCTACGCCACGTGCTGTTGCGCTCGGGTGACTCGCTTTGTATTCGTCCTGTATACGTTTTACTTCCTTGTCGCGCTCTGCATCAAACCGCTCACCAAGGTCTTTTACTTTCTGATAGTCCTTGTTCGTTTCTTGCAGTCTGAGGAAGCAGTGCTGCTCGCTTCTGTTCGTCACCATGTAGTGCTGCATACTGCGTGCCGTTTCCGCACCATTCTTGTTTTCCATGATACGGTGGCTCTCGTCGTATATCACAGCGTCCCACTTGGTTTCCAGCAGCTTCTTGTTCATTCCGAAGTTAGCAAAAGTGGTTATCACTACACCCTCACCGCTCTCAGTAGTAGCAGTAGTGCCACGCTCCTTAGCCCAGTCGTCAAGGTCGCGTATCTCCATGTTCAGGTTGCGTCCGTCCTTTATCCAGTCGCTCACCTTCTTCTGGCTCGGGGTTACAATGAGTATTCGTCCCTTACCATGCTTCACAAGTCGCTTCGCAATGCCAAGTCCCGTAAACGTCTTGCCCGTACCCGTGCCGTTAGTAAACATGTAGCCCTTGCCGTAAGCGTGCTCTCTGTCGGTATGCTCCTTTCCGAAGAACTGTGTCTCTGCTTTCAGCACATCCTCCTGCTGTTGAGGTAGCAGATAAGGCAGAGTTTCCTCGATATTCTTCTTGTCGCCTATCTTCACCTTGATAGGCTCGGCATCCACCTGCATCTGATACTTATCGTTCAGAGGCTCTGAAAGTTTGTTTCTCAGCTCCTCGTTTCCGTGGATACCTGCCCATTCACCGATGGTATGTGTCTCACCGTCCATCTGGTAAGGAGTGTTCCAATAGTCTTCGATGAATCTGTCAATATCATCATCGCTGAGGCCTATCATCTTCAACTCCTCGCCTTCCTCGGCACGCATAGCTGCCTTCCACTCGTTGAACTTGTAGATGCCTTCCTTTATTTTCAGCACAGCTCCATTAAGGTGCATCTTGAACAACTCGGGAAGCATTTCTATCTGCTCGGGCGAAAGGTTCAGTGCCTTGAAGGGAGTCAAGGCTATCTTCATATATCCTTGTCCTGCCTTCTTCCATCTTTCCCAGAAGTCCTTTTTCTTCTGTTCGTATTCGGCTCGCTCTTGCTTTAGTCGCTCAGATGTACTATCTGGGAAATGAGTTCCTTGCTTGGCTGCAGGCTTCCGTCCTGCATTCGGGTCAAGAGGTCTGTTGCCGCCGCCTTGTCCTCCTCGTTTAGGTACATTTCCCTCATTGCCAAGTCTACTGCCTCCTCTGGTGTCAGTACTTCCGGCAGATACGGCATCCATTCCGGGTGTATTTCCTTCACCTTTGTCAACGCGCGGTTTTCCAGTAGATACAGGAGTGTCGTTCTCACCGCTCGTTCCGCTCTCTCGCTCTCCGGGTGTAGTTCGTTCGCTGTCTGTTCTATCCACTGGTCCATCAGGTCTTCCGCCTTCTCGTCCTCGTCCCAATCCCAATTCTTGGCTGCCTCCAGTATTGGGAGCATCCAACTGTGTTCCGTCTTTTGTTCCGCTATTATCGGGAACATTCTCATGTCTACTTCTAACATCGTTCCAAATTTTAAAGTAAGAAATTGCGTTTATAATATTGCCCTTGTCGCCACGCAAGTATGCGAGTGCGGCAGGTATCAACTCTCTGTTCTCCTCAGAAGTCAGCTCGTTTATCTCTGTTTCCGTAAGTGGATTCTTCGACGACACGGCTTCTCGTTCCTCCAAGTCCATCTGTTCCCAAGGCTTGTTCACATTCTCGGCCTCCGCCTTGCCGGCTTCCTCGCCAAGAATCTTGCCTAACTCTCGACCGATAATCTTGCGTCTCTCAACCAAGCCGATACCATTGCCTCTCAGCTTCGAGTCCATAAGCCCCTTCAGCTTGTCTGTCAAACGCTTCACCTCGCTCGCGTCGCCACTCTTCTTTGCCTCCGCAAGCTCAGCACGCGCCTTCTCTATCTGCTCGTTCTTGAACAGCTCCGCCGCCTTCCGCATCCCCTCCAAAGGATTCGTCTTAGGCTCCTTTCCGTCACCCACAAGCTTATCACCCTCGGATTCTTCACTCTTCACTCTTCGTTCTTCACTTCCCCTCGGGTCGCTTCCTCCTCGCGCTTGCGGTTCAGTTCCCTCAGAGCCGCCAACATCGCCATTTCCTTCTTTGCTTGAATGTCTTGTTTCATAGTTCTTCCAGTTTCTAAATTTTAAAAATTCTTTTACAAACTCCTCCTTTGTAGGCTTCTCGCCAAACATTTCCGCCTGACTGGCATCCGCATAATGGGCTGCATTACGGTTATATGCCATCATCAGCTCACGGAAGTCCTCAACCTTGCCCTCCAGAGCAAGAGCAATAGCCTGAGATATAGGGTCGTATCTGTCCGCAGCGTTCTCGCCAAACATAGCAGGAGTGCGCAAGTATGCGTCTACACCACTGCCATCCTGATGAGCCTCGTACATCAACTGCATTGCATGGTCTATCTCATTCATAAGAGCATAGTCACCAAGTTTCATATTGTCCGTCACGGCACGGATGCCGTTCAGAGCCTTGGTTTTCAGCATAGCGTCAGCGCCCATCATGCGGATAGTGTTCTCCGAGAACACACTGCCCAATAGCAGGTTCTTCACGAAGTCCTTGCCTGCTGCCGAAAGCTTGTCCTCGCCCTCACGCAATCCGGCTACCTCGTTCAAGCCAATAACGCCCTTATCAATTAAACGCTTTAACAACGAGTTTATTGCAGTAGGATTGTTAAAGAATGCGTCAAGACTACCACTGCCCTCTATCTCTGATATAATAGTGCCTATCTCGTCAGCAGAAAGCTTCTTCGAGTTCGCCACTGCCTGCTGAGTATTGCCCTGTGTCTTCTTCTCGTTCTTGTTGAACTTGGCGAAGGTTGCCGTGTCATACTTCATCGGCTCGTCACTCACAAGAACAAGGCGCGGATGCTTTATTCCGCTCTGCTCAATCTGCTCTGCGGTGAAGCCGTAGTTCTCTGCATTCTCCTTCAGTGCTTCAAGATAAGCGCCGTCAGTACCGTTCTTTGCTGCCTTCTGTCCCGCCATCGTTCTGCCGTTACCGTCAACAACAATGCCGTCAGCTGTTACCACTGGAACCTGATCTACTGCCTGTCCGTCATACTTCATGGCTATCATATCCGTTACCAGCTGAGCCTGCTTGTCATTCTCATAGTCACGGTCGTTGATAGTCCTACCTTCTTCGTTCACGGGGAAACCCTCGCTCTTCTTATATCCGTCGTTGGCATTATGCGAAGGTGTCAGACTGTCTGCTTCAACAATCTCATAGTGTCCTCTTAGCTTGCTTCCGTCAGCCAATGTACGTGTACGCTTGTTGCCCACAATACGCTTACCGCTTTCAAACTTCTCACGCACAGCGCCTAAATTACCTGCTTCACTTACCGAACCTTCTTCACCTACAGCACCTACCTTCTCCATTCCAGCCTTAACCTTATTCGCGGTCATCACCTTCTTGATATTGGTATATAGCTCCAGTTCTGCTTTGGCGGCATCAACCGCCTTCGTCTTCTGAGCCTCAGCTTCCTTGGCGTCGTTCAAGTCGCCCGTGTAGTCCACCTTTATTTTTTCGGCTTCATTCAGCATCTTCTCGGCTCTCTTTATCTGTCCGTCTACAGCAGCTTCTGCGTTCTCGCCAAACTGCGAAGACATCCACTCCGCACCCTGTTCAGGTGTCATCTGCGAGTAGTCAGCTGTCTCACGGCCTTTCGTGTCCTTCATCATCGGCACATGTGAGCCATCGGCAAATGTTAAAGTCTCGTTATTTCCATTGCCATTTGCAGAATTATTGCTATCTTTGTCATTGAGACCAGCGATAATCTCACGGAAAGTTGTCCCAGAAACAGGGAGCTGGCTCTGTTCGGTCTGGGCGTCGCCTTGTTTAAGGTATAGCAACTTTCCATTTTCCAAAGCTTCCTCAACTCTTTTCTTGCGGTCGTAATGACTGCTTATGCTTATTTCGATTCCGTCTTTCTTTATTGTTACGGATTTGAAGTAATACACTTTCTCACCATTCGGCTTCTTAAATGTCTTGATGAAAAGCAAAGATGTGTCACGCTCTGCCTTGCCATCTTTGGATTCCGACGGTACCTCAATCACAACATCGGGGTCTGATAGTGTTGGTTTAATCATGCCGAACTCTTTTGAACGGCCACGCTCAAACAACTTCACCAACTGATTTTCCCCCATCTTCACCTCGCCAAGTGGAGTCTGTACCTTGCCGTCTTCGCCAAACTCAGCCTCCCAATTCTCAGGAGTCAACGGCATGTCGTGTGCCTCCTTAGCTCGGCTTTCCATTTCGCCAACAAGATTGGCCGCGTCTTCTTCTGATAGCGAACCACCTATCTTTTCTTTTAGTGCCTTGGCTACCTCATAGTCCTCTGCTACCTTGCGCTGTACCTCAGGTTGTTCCCCAGGCTTATCCCCTCCATCACCATTGGATTCTTCACTCTTCACTCTTAGTTCTTCACTCCCCCCTTCGGATTTTTCACTTTTCTCTTTTCCCTTTTCACTTTCCACGTAAGCCACCGAGTTCTTCTCCTCCAACATCGTCTGATAGTTCTTGGCATAATCCTCCGTCTTTTCCACATGGTCAAGCTGCACGTCCTTCTTGCTTACGAAGTCCATTTCCTTTGTATTCGGGTCAAGCACGCTAAGCATGTCGCCTACGCTTTCTCTTGCTCTACCTTCACTATCAAACGCAACATCGCCAGCTCCAACAATCAGCAGTCTGCCATTGTTGTCCTTCACAAACAACATCTGACCGCCATCCTGCTTCTCGCCGTTCAGCTCGCTCTTGTAGCTCCATTGCTCCACATGCTTCTGCACGGTCTCAGCAATCTTTTGTTCAGTTCCGCGATACATGCCAACAGCCTTAGCCTTAGCGTTGATGTAGTCGGCAAAAGGTGCAAGCTGTTCCTGCGTCAGTCCCGAGTTTATCAGCTCCATGTATATCTGAGGTTCCGAAAGACCCTCCTTTGTCAGTCTCTCATACTCCTGCTTCAACACATCGTTACTTTCCAAGGCTGCATTAAACGCCTTTTCTGCATTATTCATGTTGTTCAGCACCTCAGCCACAGCCTCGTTGTTAGGATTCTCCGTGCCAAGGTTATTCTCCTCAACCACGTCCTTGCCCTCTGTCTGCGACTGGTCGGGATGCAATGTTCCTTCCGGAAACTGCTCTCCCTCATAAGCCTTTCTCAGAGCCACACAAGCGTTCTGTTCCTCCTCGCTGCGCTTCAACGGGTCTTTATCCATAGCTGCCTTCAACTGTTCTGCAGTAAAGCCAAACGTCTCAGCTACAGTCTCCAATGTTTCTTGTGCCGCCTTCTCGTCCTTTATCTGAGCTGCACCATAGGCATTACTCAAACGTTGGTTTTCTTTCTTCGCCCCAAGATTGTATTTGATTGAAACGTATTCGTCGGCTGTCTTATAGCGGTTCTTTGATAGCAACTCTCCATAAAGACTATATTCCCCCACATACGCTCCTCTCTCGTCACGCTCTATCGCTATATGGTCCATCATCGGACGTGCCGAAGGAACAGTTCCCATAACCAAAGCAGAGAACTTAGCCTTTGTGTCCCAAGGAATGGTATTGTCTGCCATTATCTCGTCATAGGCAGTCTTCACAAACTCAGCGTCTGTGTCCTTATACGACTCCTCGCCTTTCCCTTTGGCTGCGGTCTTCTTTGCTCGCATCGCCCAAGATGTCAGACTTTCTTTTTTCGTCAGCGGATTGTCGTGTACGTCATATCCGTAGAGCGTCTCTTCGCGCTTTGGCGCCTTGTCGCTTCCGAACAGCTGTTCTTTCTCCTCATTAGTGAAAGTATATCCACCAAAGGCTGCTCTCTGTCCGTCAGATGTCATAAGGTTTTTAATGTTTCTCGCCACCATATCAAGGTAGCTTTCCTTCTTGCCATCCTTCGTATAACGCTTAGGCAGTCTTGCGTGTGTCAGCTTCAAGGCTACAACATTGGCGCAAGCTTCAAGGTTTCCCTCTACGCTCAGCCAGTCGGTATCATGTCCCTCTATCATCTTGGCAACATTGCCACCCATGTGCATACCCACGCCTTCCATCGCCAACTGAAATACCTTGGCAGGAATACGCTTCACGCCACTTACATTATAGATTCCTGCACCTACAGCACCGCCAATGCCACCCATAATAGCCCAGCTTGCACCTTCCGACAATCCGCCCATAGTCATAAGCTTCACGGTATTGCCAATAGAAGTATCATCGCCAGTAGAGTAGTTCTGTACAGCTGCATTCGTCGAACCATAAAGCACACCAGTTACACCTTGACTCACAATTCCCGCTGCAGCCATTCTGCCGATACGACCGCCCAATGACGTGTTCGCTATTCTTGCTGCCTGAGCTACTCCGTTACCCATAACTTTGCCTGCCACGGCTGCACCAGCCTTTCCTAATACGCCAAACATAGGACCGTCAGCAGCAAAGCTCAAAGTTCCGCGTGCCACTCTCGCACCCATACCCGGCTTAACATAAGGATTTTCCCCGTTATCGGTCATAGCCATACCTTGCTGAGCATACTGTCTCTGCTTCTTCGATGTCATGCCCATCGACAAGATTGTGCCTATCGACGACTCTGTTAATCCACGAAGGATATACTCTGCAGTACTCTTCGGCAAACTACGGCTCAATTCGCTCTTCTCAAACTCCTCAGCTATCTTTGTCTGCAAGCCAGGAGCTATATAATTCTTTACATAATCCTCTGGGTCGATACCTAACGAAGCTGCCTTTTCTGCTATTTCCTTCTGCATCTTCGGGTCGGAGAACAACCCAGCCATGTCTTTCTCGGCATTCTTGCTGAGCTGATTCATTAGCTTGTCAGGATCAAGGGCTTCATTGTAAGCCTTACCTGCTGCCATATATGCAAATGGAGAAGCCTTGCTCAAAGCATCTTCTGCTGCAGCACCTTTAACTGTCGCATCCTTAAACATCTTTTGGATACTATTGTTTATATATCCGCCAAGCTGTTTATCAATAAGCTGTCTGCTGCTTTTCTCCAACTCACCCTCCAACTGCCCCCTTGTCTTCACAAGGTTATTGTTCACGTCCTCGTTCCCAAGGTCAAAGGCAGGAGCATTACGTCTGTCTCGCTCACGGTTTGTGAATTGTCTTCCTGCCTGCTCTATATTCTGCCCCACGATATGCTGCCTATCCCTTGTCTGCTTCACCATCTGTTTCACAGCACCCGGCTTCGTATAGCTCACGGGAGCCTGTAATCTCTGTACGGCATTCGCATTCTTCAATCCGCGCACAAGCTCGCTATCATTCTCCATCGGCGCTGAAGCGCTCTCATATGCCGTAGTGTTTCCCTGTGTTACAACACCACCGCCCCACTTCTCTTGCGCCACACTCTGTTGCGCGCGTCCAAGTGCCGAGCTATTGGGGTTCCCCTTTCCTCTCGTTATCGTTCTTCCCGTAAACAGATGAGCACCAAAGTCACCAACACGACTCGCATCCTTTACGCTCACATCGCCTCTTCGCCCTGTCTTTCGGTCTATCACCTCCATTCGAGCACCAGGAAATGCTTTTGCAAATCCCATCGGGTCCTTGTCATACGCTGTCTTGTCTACCGTATGCCTGTTACCTTTCGCATCCTTGAAATAATAATATCTATTGTCTGCCATATTTATTTATCGTGTTTTTATCTTTTTATGTCTACTTCACATACTGACTCCAGTTCGTTCCTTTACCAGTAGATGTACCACCATTGGCTTGTGTCTTCGGCTTACTGCCAGAGCCTTGCCATCTTATAGGATTGGCGCCCTTGCGCTGTTCCCTAATCTGTTTAGCCTGACTCTTCGATACCGTCTTCGTCACATTGCGCACCTTCTTCTTACCCGAAGTATTCACGCCACGCTGGGCTGTATCGCTCGTCCTGATATCAGTATAGCCAAATCCGTCCCTGAACGTCTTTCTTAGAGCTCCACCCTTTCCCGAGCTGTCAAGCAAGCCATAACTAATGGCGCCTTGTATTATATTGCGTGCTTGCGTAGCGTTGGGGTTTACTACCGTACCGTCGTTTGCCGTATAGCCATTCATAGCAAGGTCAAGCTCTCGTTGCTTCTTAGGGGTTATCATGCCCAAGTTCCTCATTTCTGCCCAAGCCTGGGCTTCCTGCTGAGGTGTAAGCTGTTGCTTGCTTGCCAATCTTCCGTACGGAGTGGCATATCCATAACCGCCTCCTACGCCGCCACTTCTTCCCGAGCCTCCAGCCGTACGGGCCGCTTTTGCCATTGCATAAGCCAGTCTGCTTGCGCTGAAGCCTTCCATAGCCCTGTTGTGGCGTTTGGCTTCATCAAACCTCTCACCTGCCAACTTCAAGTTGCCTTCTTGTACCCCAAGCAAACCATCGCGATATGCCTTCAAGTCCTTAGCGTTCTGGTCTGCTCTCTTGTCAGCACTTCTCTTAAGATCAAGCATCTGTCCTTTATAAGCTCTATCTGCATCTGCTGCATCCATCTTTATCTGCAAGTTGGCATTCTTATACGCAGCGTCAGCCTCAGCAGCAGCTTTTCTCGCACGATCTGCCTTTCTCTTGTCAAGGTCTGCTTGCATCTCAGCAGTCGGATTATTAAACTTCTGTAGCGCAGCTCCCTTGGAGGTATTATAGATATTACCCATGTGTCTTATCGCATCAGCTAAAGTGGCTATGCGCATATTGTTTCTCGTCATGCGCTCGTCATAATCATCGTCACTCTCGCCTTCACGCCTTCCTGGTCGCTTCTTCGACAATCCGCCAAGCCACTTAAAGAAACCACCATCCCTTTGACTATCGTCCTTCTCAAACACAGGAGCCGAAGTTGCGTCAACACCCAAAGGCTTAGAGTTAAGAGCATAAGAGGATGGCATACTTCCCTCCATATTACTTGGGTTTGATGTCTGCCACGATTGCTGAACATTACTGCCCTCATTCACTGGCTTACCGTAAGGTGTCCATCCCACATTCACCGGCATATTCTCAAACGTCGTAGGCCGTTTACCGCTAAACACATTAGCTGGTTGCTGAGGCTGTGCCAAAACACCAGGAGCCACAACACCAGGCTGTGTTACAACACCCTCCCTCTTCTCCTTATCGTCCAATACTGTGTTCATAATCCTCTACTTTTTTCTTCAACAAGTCAAACGCCTGACCAAGGGTATTGACAAACTTCTCTGCCTTTTCCCTACGCTTGTACTGAAATACTATCTCCTTGTTCAGTACCGCAATCACCTCGCACTTCTCTGACATGCGCTTAGCGTTCTTCTTCTTTATCCTCTCTATCACCTTGTCCTTATACGCCAAAGCATTCTCGGCCGACTTCAAGCAACGCTCAAACATATCACGCTCGGCACACAAGCCGTCAAAATGCGCAGCAAGGCTCTTATAATCCTCTTGAAGTTTCTCCAACTCCAAGTGATAACGCTCTGCAAGCTCCTTATTCATCTTCAACGACTTCTCCAATATCTCTATCTTCTTTGCTTGCTCGTCAACAACAGAATCCTTCAACAACCCCGCTGCCTCCATCACACGATCAACGTCTACACCTTTCTTCGCGTTTATATCAATCTTTTTCTTTCCCATAGTATAATCTTTTTTATTTTTTCCTACATGCGTTACAACGCTCCCTAAACTCCCGTCACATTCTTCAACTTGTCCGAGTATTGGCTATACAAAACCTCGTTCTCGTTAATCTTAGGAACATGTGGGCTTGATACATCAACCTTGCCCGGCTTTGATGCCTTCCCCGGACCATCCAACGACGATGCTGCACTCATCATCGCATTACTCATATTCTGAGCGGCTGCAGCCGTAGTCTCTGCCTGCTGATTGTAAATATCCTCTCTCTGCTTAGAAAGACTCTGCTCATTCCTCATGTGCTGATCCGAAACACTCGCCTTTCTCGCCGTGTCGTTTGCACCAATATTCGCAATAGTATTACCCATCGTCCTATTTGCTGCCTCCTTTGCCATAGCTGTACTCGCCGCTGTTCCACCACCAACTGCTGCAGCTCCATCCGCCTTGCGAATGTAATTGTCCTGAACCTCCTGAGCCCTACGCATCAAGTTCTGACCAGCCTTTGTGTCCAGGTAGTCCGTATTATACTCCTTGTCATACCAAGCCTTCTCCGCATTCGTGCGATATTTCTGCTCGGCCAATGCTCTCTTGGCTGCCTTACGCGACTTAAGACCTCCAAACAACGAACTACCTATACTCAAACCTAAACTGGCTGCACTAAGCAAACCTATCATCGGATTATTCGCGCCCGACAACTCACTAAAGCCTAATGGCACCCTAAAGAATCTGCTAATGTCTGTCATATATATATCTTTTTTTTAATTCCAAAATACTACACTCCCAATCCCGTCAACACTGCTCCAAACACAGCTCCAACGGCATCACCTTGTCCGCTCCAAACTTGTCAACTATCTTCGCTATTTTATTTTCCATATCTACTGTATTTTTTAATAACCATAACTAACATCCTTTCTCTCCAGTACCTTTTTCTTGAGGAATATAACATTGACCCCCTTTTCCGGTAGTACCTTTTCCAGGAAATATACTAACGACCTCCTTTCTGTGGAGTACCTTTTCTGGGGAAAATGATGATGACCTCCTTTGAGAACAGTACCTTTTTATACCTATGCTTTTATCTACTATAATTCGCAGCCAGTACCTAAGCCCCCACCCCCTTTGGGTCGTTCATCATCCACATATGCCTCATCGCTTCCTTATCCTCGCCATCATGCTCTAACCTCTCCAACACGTCAGCACTCTAACCTATCCTCCCTTATCACCCACCATGCCACATACCACTCATGTCACTATCGTCACCCCTCCACATCATCAAGAGCAATCATCTTTCCCTTGTATTACCTACCATGCGTCTACCAAGCTACATCGCAACCACCTAACTCCCTATATATCAATCATTTACCTTTTTAACTTCTGACCCCGCAAGGGTCATAGTTCAATCGCTTTGATTTTTGGACACATCTTGGACACATCTTGGACACATCTTGGACATGGCTTGGACATGGCTTGGACATGGCTATAGGACACACATAGAACAACGGGAGCCCAAATACCCCAAAAGAAGCCTAAAAGGTCCTTAGTTTGCGTCAAATGTAAGAAGAATAACAACACCTTTTTCCGTTTTTCGTCATGTCACGATTTTTTACTTTCTTCCACCAATCCCTTTATCGGGCCCTTAACACAAAAAAACAGACATACAGACCAATTTATTTGGTCTAACCCCCGTAATTTTTGTGACCACCTAAAAAGATAGAGGAAATTTAGAACAATTAAAAGGCATATAGATGTACGCACGAAAAACCACTTTTGTAACAAAAAAAGTCAAAAGAAGGCAAAACAAAGATTTGCAAAGGTCAGTAAAAACGGCTTGCAAGTCGGAAAATCACGAAAAAACCACAAAAAACACGCCTTATACGCTCAATAATGCGCACAAAGCACCTCACCGCTGCATAAACACAAAAAAAACACTCCAGTGAGGATAGAGTGACTTATTAATTATATATGGGAGAAAAGGTGTATATCTGTATTGGAGAAAGGGAGAACAATGGGGAGATAAGGGAGGCTGCGCCTCCCAAGGGCTTACGCCCTACCCTCCGCTGAGGCTACCGCATTACCGGTGGGTAAGCGACAAATATTCTATGTACTACAAATTTGTTATATAAAAACTTGCATATATAACGGAAATGTAGTATATTTGCACTCGTTAAACAAAATCATATCAACATGAAATGGAATGAACTAAGAAGGATTGCCATTAAGCATGGTTTTGTATTCCACAGAGAACTAAAGGGGCACGACATTTATATGAATCCCAAAACAGGAGTCAAGATAATGTTGGAACGCCATCAGTCTCAAGAGGTACGAGCTGGCTTAATGCACAAACTCAAAAAGGAAATCGGGTTTTAATCCCGATTCCTTTCCATTTCATCTAAGACAGAATATTAACAATGTAACGCAAAATAATATGGAAACAAAATTTAAGGTATCTATCGAGAAGCAGAAGGACGGTTCTTATATCGCCTATAACATGAACGGTGAAGGGTACTCACTAATAGGCACAGGAACTACAGTAAAGGAGGCTAAGGAAGACTTCTTGAACTCAATGCAGGCTTTCAAGGAAATGGAAGAAGAAGAGAAAGGCACAGCAATGCCAATTCTCTCTAATGAACCTGAGTTCAAATTCGACATCTCCTCTCTGTTTGAATACTACTCCATGCTAAACGTCAGCGCATTCGCAAGATTCCTCGGTATTAACGAAACGCTTATGAGACAGTACAAAAAAGGTAACACATATGTCTCAGACGCACAGTTGATGAAGATTGAAAACGGAATACATAAGTTAGGAGCAGAGTTTAGCGGACTCAAACTCGTATAACATAATAGTTCATCCATCTTTGTTTAACAACGCCAACGGCATACACTTACAATGTTGAGTGTATGCCGTTTTGTATAGTAGAAAGCCTAAGGAGATAAGGGGACGTGCCGCCCCCAAGGGCTTACGCCCTTCCCCTTGCGGAGGCTAATAACGCCCATTGTTATTTGTCAATATTTCTTTCGAGTCTATACACGTACTTCTGGAATGAAATATAACTGTCGTATTCTTTCCCTAATGGTTCGATTATTTGAAGTATCCAATAAAAAGCAGTCAAAAATACAGCACAATACAGTATTGTACATATCCATGATATAAAATTGTTTCCATTCATTAGTTTACTTATGTATTTAGGGATAAATGTGAAGTAACACACTGTAAACGCAATAGTTAAAGCCGACACAACAATCCACAACAAAGCACGTAAGCAGTAATGAAATGTGTATATCATTCCATTGTCTTGTACGCTTTCACAAAAGATAAAGAACAGATAGGCAAAGAACCCTATTGCACATACGATACCTAATATTTTCCACTTCATTTTGATATACTTTTTATTTCTTCCACAATATTATTGAACTCTTCCAGGGTGTCAGCAGTGTAGTGGATGCCCTTGTAACGGATGAAGGCTGCGAAGTCTGTTTTCTTCTCATCCTCTCTTTCGTCTGCAAAGAAGTCCACAACAGAACAGCCAATAGCCTCTGCAACTCTTACCATTGTATTATATGTAGGATTTCCCGAGACCATATTGGTCAAGGTTACACGATTGATACCCATTTTTTCTGCTACTAAAGATATTGTGTAGCCTTTATTTTTTATCGTCCTCTTTATATCCATATTGTGTAAGTATATAATATTACACTGCAAATATACTAAATTATCCCCATACTTCCAAACTTTACTACAAAATTAGTGTTTTACCCTTACATCGTTATTATAAATGTAATGTTTTATTAAAACACGGTGTTTTCTGTGAATGTAGGTTAAAATATTACACTTTTTCTATTTTTTCTTGCATGTGTAATGTTTTATCACTACATTTGCAATCGTAATCAAGTAACAAACATCAATAACATTCTAAACTCATACAATTATGAAGAAGAACAAATATTGCTACGGTTGGAACATTTACACCAATTACGGTTATGGATGGGAAGTAGAAGCAACCTACGATAGCAAAGAAACCTCCTATGCACAAGTTAAGAAAGATGCACAAGAATATCGTATCGCAGGTGCTAACGTGAGGATTACGGAAACAAGATGGCTCAACAATTAGAAGATAAGCGACAAAATTATGACAAAAATTATGACAAAAATTATGACAAAAGAAGACTTGTTAGAAGTAAGAGAACAGATAGATAAGACATTCTCGTTAATCGATGATATAGTTAGTAATCATGAAATTGACATGATTGACTTAGCGTACCCATCACACGAAGGAGGACAGGACGACGACGTAGTATCGGAAATGATGTCGCTACTTCATAGTACTAATAACCTGTCGGTAGCGTGCAACGTCCTCGCATTCAAGTTGACACAGATTTAGCAATAACCCCACAGCCGTGACCGAGAGAAAGGCAAGCGGAGCGAGACCGCACACGGCACAATATTAACAACTTAAAAGACATACGATTATGGAGATTTACAAAATTGAAAGACAAGGATGCGAGGTTAATGTGTTGTTCACAGGTAAACAATACATATTTCAAAACTCGTACTACGGAATACTCGCTGTTGCGACAAGAAAAGGATACGAGGATGAAGACATGAACACCTTCACACTCGAATACGGAAACGACAGCACTATAGGAGGTTCGTTCGATGGTAACTACTGCGCTACAATGGCTAAGCGTGTTATCAACAAAATAGAGTCAACATACTCTAAACGTGAGATACACTACGATATTGTACAGGTAGATGTCAACAAGAAGTATTTTATTGACATACAGACGAGAGAACGCTGATTGAAGATAAGGAGGGACGCTGCCCCTCCAATACCACCCCAGCCGTGACAGGACAGCCTGCAAGCGGAGCGAGACCGCACACGGCACTAACTTTTAAAACATACAGATATGATAACATTAGCACAAGAGATTTGTTGTTTAGATTGCAAATATGCGCACTTCTATTTCAGCAACATTAATTCTTGCTTTGACAAGATAGTTTGTCAAGCTAACGGCAACCCAAACGGATGGAGCGGTTGTAGTAGATATTCAACAAAACATTAATCCCTTAAACATACAGATATGATAGAACTTATAATTTTAGTTATGGTTGCCTCCTATGTAGCGGGTATATATGTAGGTAGACATTGGAGAGAGTTTACACAGGAATAAATCGGAAGATAAGGGAGGCACAGCCTCCCAACGCTTCGATCAACTTAAATCTCATGACACAGAAGACAAGAATAGTTAATCTTACACCGGTAGACGCTATACTGTTGCGCAATGTCTTTAATTGCTATATCGAAAGCAAGCGCAATCAGCTAAAGCGTAAGAACCTCGCACCTATAACACGAAGGTTTATCGATGATGATATAGAATGTATAACAGAACTCATGACAAAAATCTTTAACAAATGAACAAGTTATTAATATCAGCACTGATAGCAAGCACAGCACTTGCAATCGTAACAACAAAGAAAGCGACAGACGCAGAGTACGACAGAGCGCAAATAAAAGAAGATGTACGTTTACTTATGAACGACATCGACGAGTACGGAGATATCGACACATACACAGGCTCAGACCACTTTGAACGGCTCTACAATTGGTCTCACAATCTTAAAAACAAAGAACAATGATAGAAGAAATAAAAATTAACGGCACACCCTTTTATGTAGGATTAGCAGATGTGTACGGTGGCAAGATGTGGTTCATCTGCAAATGGCATTTAGACGACCAACCATCCACTCGTAAATTCTGGACTAAGAAGGAACTCGAAAACCACTTGCGTAAAATCGAGAATAAAATCATCAAGCGTGAGCTACTCACAATGTTACACAATATACACGGCAGAGCAGTCTGTTACGCACGGTAGTTAACATCCGTTGGGGATAGAAACCATTTCGGAGCGACACCGACAACGGAACGAACTTAAAACATATAAAATATGAAGACAAACATTATTCCATGTCCTATCAATGAAAAGGACTTATGTAGCGACACCCTATTTGACGGTCTATTTGATAATAGTCAGTACGTTGAGAAAGGTAACAGATATGTCGGTTTTATCTGTGATAATATCGCAAGGGTTGAGTATAACAACAACTTCGTTCACATGTCGTTCGAAAACTCTCTACACGATAGAGAGACAAAGCAAATCGAAGAGTGGGCACGTGAGATAGAAGACAGTTACAACGAAAATATGATAGACGAAGATGTACGGTTAAATGTACGCTTTAAAGTCTTTGCGAAGTCTTGCGATGTATACTTCGAGTATATCATCAACGAGAAGTAACCCTAAGATTAACGATAAATAGAAACATTATGACACTACAGGAATATCTCGAAGACAAGTTAGGAGAAATGGCGCAGAAGGATGAAAACTTCCGCAAGCGTTATGAAGATAAGAAGAAGTCAATGAACGATTGCATCCGCTACATCACGCAACAGGCTCACAAGAAAGTCATTGGCAATTGTGCAGCCATATCCGACGAAGACGTGCTACAGATGGCAGTCCACTATTATCAGGAGAAGGACGTCAATCAAACCAAGGACACTCCTAAGGCTAAGGTAGTGGCAGCATCACCCAAGCAAGAAAAACCGCAGCCAGTACTTATCCCCAAGCCACAACCCAAGAAAAAGGCTAAGAAAGTAGACAACTCATTACAACTTGATTTATTTGGAGACATTTAATATGAAACCACGCAACAAGATAGAACAAGAGGTCGTTAACCTCTCACACAAGTTAGGCGAGATAGGCAAACGTGACAACGCTCGCCTAATCCGCAACACATACGATTCTTGCAAGTACGAGGATATGTATAACCGTTGCTATGCCGTTATCAACCAGTCTTACAAAGGTTGGCAAGTGCTCAGATATTTCCGTATCGACCGTCACCGCAAGCGTGATATTTCCTATAGCACATGGGAGGTTTTCCAACTATGGAACAAGGTAGGCGAAAAGCAGATACTTATAGCACGTAAGAGAGCGTTCCATTATTACGTAGACGCTTTTCTCCTTTCCTCCCCAATGGAGATACGTCAGAACCCACAGTACAGCAAGTCATGGTTGCACTTCACCGACGTAGGCTTTTCCTATATGTACGACAAGTCCGTTGATGACACATACAAGTATTGCGACAGTCTTATACCTACCAATGAGCGCAAGCAATGGTATCGTTTCCTGTCCATTGACAAGTTTGCCGAGACAATCCTTAAGCAACGTCACGACCTCGCCGAGTACATGCTTGCCAACAACATCACCGACAAGGCATACATACAGGCTGTCCGCATTATGTTCCGTCACAACTATGTACCAATGAGCGAAGGGCACACGGCATACAATCTCTACTTCGACATGTTACAGAACATGAAGTATATAGGATGCGACCTCTCTAACCCTCATTTCGTGTGTCCAGATAATCTCATGCACACGCACGACTGGGCATTGCACGCTCGTCAAGCTCTCGAAGCCAAGCGCAAGTCTAAAGCCGAGCACGAAAAGGAGATACAGCGCATCAAGTGCGCTATGGATAAGAACGAGAAGTACATCAAGGCTCGTAGCTGCTTCTTCGACATGACCATTAGCGATAATCTAATCACGTGCCACGTCCTACAATCGGTAGACGAGTTCTACGAGGAAGGCACAGCGATGCATCATTGCGTCTATGCTAACGAGTATTACGCTAAAAAGAACTCACTCATCCTTTCCGCTCGTATCAACGACAAGCGCATCGAGACCGTCGAGGTAGACCTGCAACAGATGAAGGTAGTTCAGTGCTACGGTGCTTGCGACAAGTTCACGCTCTATCACGACCGCATCGTCAATCTCGTAAACAGCAATATGGATACAATAAAACAATGTCTAACATCTAAACAAATAGCAATATGACAAGACAAGAAATCTACAAATCACGCTTTCGTTCACTTAACACGGCTGAGAAGAAACGCATTCTCAACCGACTCTTCCCAGATGGCTACATCGAATGCAAGGACAATATCCCCGACGAGCAGACTTTTGCCGGTTACACCGAGGATTACGGACTTATCGAAGTCAGATTTTCCCTGTTCGACAGCCGTATAGACATATCTCGTAATTTCGAGACGGACAGAGAAAAGTGGCTGTTCATCAACGACATCACCAACAGAGCCCTTGCCAAGGACAATGTCTACACCAAGGATGTCCAGAAGTTTCCGTTCGACAACAACTCCAACTACTTCGTAGCGGACATGAACAAACGAGCGTTCTTCATCGGGCTAAACCAAAACAAATCACAAGCAATTTAAAACAATACAATTATGAAAAAGAAATTCACATTCTTCTTCCCTATGTCGGGAGAGACCATAACAAAAGAGTTTAACCTACTCGCAGTAAAGGACGCTACAGTAAAATATCTCCGCAAGCAGTCGGAAGTTCGTGGGGACATTTGTCTTGTGTCTGACGAGAAAGGCGAGATTGTGGCAATGGCCCACATCGACGACAACATGAAGGTGAAGTTCTTCATCGAGGATAATTCAGTCTCAGACATAAAAGCCATTGGGGATATTTCCCCTGAAGTCAACGACCAACCGTAAATTTTTATTAACTTTGCAAAACAGAAAGGAGGAATCCACGATGAACGCAAAAGAATGGTGCATAGTGATAGTATTTATCTTAGCTTTGATACTTGCCTGTTAGGGCATAACCAATGGCGAGTCATGACAATCTTGTGGCTCGCTATTTCTTTCAACACCAAACACACTTAATCATATGAAATCAATAATAGTAATATACGACGACCTCTTCGAACTCGACCGCACAGAGATAGCCTATCAAGGCGAAACGCAGCTCAAATCAATCGTCAAGTCGCTCATGGCGGACTATCCCGAGAGCGAGAAGGCAGAGGTCTACAACAAGATAACGCAGTCGCTTGTTTTTGCTTACAAGCGAGATAGCAAAGGCAACCTCCAGGAGATAGAGCGATATGTGCCCAAACGGCAATCCGTAAAGCGCAAGGCAGCAGCTATGTCGCCCGACCCCAAATACCCCAAGCGCATGACCTTTTGGATGAATGACGCTGTCTACGAGCGACTTGATGCGTTAAGAGGAAAGCGAGCTAAGTATGTTCGTGATGCAGTAGTCGAGAAGTTAGAGCGTGAAGGCAATCCACTTCCTCCCGACCCACACGCCAAAGCAGAAGGTCACCCCGACCGACGATACCACCGAATGTTCAAGAACTTGCCCCAAAGCCTACGCACATACGATGCACGTACCACCTACCGCTCACCGCTCACCATTGTCAAGACTCCCGATAATCTTTGGCGAGTCTCCTATGGCGAGTACTCCACTCAACAAGGCGCACCTTCCACCGAGAACAAAGACCTTCTCTCGGCTCTTGAATGGCTCGATATGTGGATTAAGAAATACGGCAACAAGTGGATCGTCGGCAAAGTGATAAAGGATGAGGAGAAATAATCTCCCCATCTTTTTTTAATACATATCAAGAAAAACGTGCATTTGTTTACAAACTCTTTCTAAAAACTTTCATTTTATTATTATTTTCGCTATATTTACGTTTTTCTAAAACAATAGGCTTATGAAAGAGTTATCCAAACAAACAACAGCAGAAGTGAGCGTAATACTCAACCGCTCGATATTCTTCTTCTACGACAAGGCGTTGCGCTACGTGCCAATCCTCCTTATGCTCTGCCATTGGTATGGAGTATACAGTTTTCACGACAATCCACGCGAGATACTCATCGACATTCGTGAGAACGAGGAATGTATCGCCTACCTGTACTTTATGGTTTACGTTTTCCCCGTTGTCTTCATGCTCCCTGCAAGCCACTTCTTCAAGCTATGTTGGATATGGCGCATACCGTTCGTCTACATCATTGGCACAAATGCCATACGGCTCTATTACGGCTCATGGCACATTTCAAACGAAATGTACGATGCCGACTTCATCCTTATCCTCATGACCTTGGCTCTGTATGTCTGTGCCTTCGTACAGGTGATATGCCGCATCTTCCGACACACCTCTAACACTAAAACCACCAAATAACTATGAATGTACGCAACTTACTTGCTGACGCTTTCGATAGCGCAGCTTCACGTCTCCGCAACAACTCATGCGGAATGACAGACCAGGAAATGGAGTCCGCTCTTCACAAAATGCTCTATCTCCTCGACTCCGACCACCATTTCAACGAGGACAACGCACGTGCAACCATCGCACGAATGTACTATTTTGCCGACGACACACACAAATGCTATGCTCCGTTCTTTCCCTACGAGGAGATACGTGCAGCTTACGACAAGATGTATCTTTCCTTGCCCGACGATTACAATTTCTGGGACTTTTGTGTCACCGTCAACCTCATGTACTCAAACCACATCGACACACTCCGCTCATGGTTTCGTGACCGCAGCCGACTGTTGCAGAAGTCATGCGAGTTAGCACGAAGCTTCCTCCTTGACGAGGACACCGACCACCCTTCTGACAAGATTTGGTGGTATGTAAACTCTTAAACGCAAAAGACGGATGAATAGGTTTCCCTCTCCATCCGCCTTTTTTCTGTATCAAGCATTCATATGTTTCATTCTCTCCTTGCGTTGATTGTTTCGAACAGTTTTTTGAGTCTACGCTTCTTGTAAGCTTTCATATACAACACAAGCGCAATTACGAGAATATTGATTATTACAAAAAGGATAATAGGAATGAGCACTACCAACCACGACCAGTTAATCACTCCGCAGATTTTCAACACGATAAATACAATCTGCAATGTTGCCATGAAAAAATCTAAAATGTTAATCTTCATATTATTTGTTTTTTAATGTTATACTTTATTATTTACTGTTATTGACATTACCATGTGTCCTACGACATCTACGTGTTCTTGGAGGTTGACGATATACTTCTTCCATTGTTTCAATCTCGGGCACATATTTCCTTTCGTCAGCCTTGAACATTTCTTTCATAAGTCGAAGCAGACGTTTCTTGGTTACAATTATTGGTTTCTTTTTCCAACTGCTCAAAGGTGTATTGTCTCCAATGATAGCTAAGATACGAGCCTTTATTTACAGCTTCTTTTAATATTTCTTCGTTCATTTTTCTTCCTCCAAAAAATCAATGTTAAGTTTATACTTCTCTTTTACTTTCTTGAATTTATCCAAGAGGAAAGGGTTTTGCAAGATTGCATCCTTTACTTCTTGTACAGTACCATATTCAACTAATACGATAGTCTTAGATGTTGACATAGTTACAAATTTTCGATTTTTTCTATAAGTTGTTTACGTGAAAGTCCACTATAGTAATATTCACCATGTACTGTTAGGACGGAACTATTTCCACCGCACCAATCATGGATTTCCTTGATGTCTGATACTGGAATACTAACAGTATCGCGTGTATCAGAAATTACTTCTATAAACTTCATTGTTCTTCTTCCTTTCTTGGTTTTAATTTTTCACAACGGCATGTTGCTTCTCCGAAATTGATATTGGCAGGAAAAAAGTGATAATAACTACAATATCCACCATATAGGTCCGCATAAGGACAGCACGGACAATCCCCTTGTATTACATTCTTCATCTTTGTTTGTTTATCTCTCCCTGCTGTCACCAGGGAGAGGATGGTTAGTTACTCTGTTAGTTGCAAGTCGGACCTTCATTTTTTAAGTTATCAATTCTTCTAATTAAGATATTGAGGTACTTTTCCATAGCTTCAAGTTGCTCTGTCATTCTTACAAACTGAAAACTTCCAACTTTCATTTGTGCATCTTCTACAGACAAGAACTTACGTAACTTATCAACCTTTTCTGTCAGTTCATGTTGCTCAAGAGATAGTCTATCCAAGAATGTTTCGGCTGGCTTATAGGCTTCTTCAAACACACTCTTAGGAGACCAAGACCTATATCCATCCTTGTACTCTACCAAGTAGCCATCTTCTTCAACGGTTGCAGGCTTTATTCCTCTACCAAGCATTTTCTGTGCTTTTGTCATTGTCATAGGCATAGCCTTTACAATCTTAGTACCAATGTACGTTTTCATTTCTTTGTTCATAGTTGTATTTGTTTATTAATTATTTTACCCCATAAACTTCGGGCAACTTGCAGATTACATCACCTCCGTAACTACCCTTTGTTAACTCTACAAACTCACGGACTGTTGTGGTGCCATCAAGGTCTATACCCTTAGATAGACAGAAACTTTCTCGCCCCATTCGGCATGAGCCTGTGAGTACGTGATGATAGGCGAAGAGGTCACGATTGGGATATGATGTATCATACTCGGGGAATTTTTTATAAAACGCTTCTATGCGCTCTTCTTCTGTACTATCATCATATAGCTTCTCTTGCAAAGCGGTGAAAGCATCATGTAGAGTGTCGCCATGTGCGAACATATTTTGCTCCTTGACAATGTAGCAAGGTTTTAGCGTCAAATCACTTTGCAGGACAAAGCCTTGCGCAATGTTGTCACGAACGGACTTGATTATTGTAGGCACATTATCTACTATATAAACAGTGTCGCCATTTACTTCTTTTACGCCAGAGCCATCGCCAGAGCCAGAGCCAGAGCCATAGCCATCGCCAGAGCCATCGCCAGAGCCAGAGCCAGAGCCAGAGCCATCGCCAGAGCCATAGCCAGAGCCATAGCCAGAGCCAGAGCCATCGCCAGAGCCATAGCCAGAGCCATAGCCAGAGCCAGAGCCATAGCCATAGCCAGAGCCATAGCCAGAGCCAGAGCCATAGCCATAGCCATAGCCAGAGCCATAGCCAGAGCCAGAGCCATCGCTAAGACTTAGGAAGTTTTTAATTTTTGTCTCTAACGCTTCCATTCTCTTACCTCCTCAATTGACTTTATTGCTTTGTCTGTGCAAGGGATTATCTCAATTGCATCGAGTATCGTGATACTATCGACTATGACTGTAAAATTGCAATTATCAGGAAGAGAAGTTCCGTCCTTGGCCAGCTGAGATAATGAAGCCGCACCATCCCAATACCACAGACGACGAGCGTTGTGTAATGTCACTTCTCTGCCATTCTGTGCTACAAGTGTTCCGAACTCTACTCCGCTGCGGTCGCCACGGATGATTACTTTTTTGTTGATGTTTGTTTCCATTGTTTCTGTTTTTATATTGTTAGTGTATTAATGTTTGTTTTTCTTTGCGAGTATTTAGCTTTTTATTTAATAAGTTCGAACTCATAGACAAATACATAGGGGTTGGAGGCCCATGTACCTTTGCCTGATATGTGGTCTATCAGCTTGGCATAAGCTCCACGTGTCGTTGTTGACATCTCAAACTTTAATGTTACGTCCTTGATGTAAGAGAATTCCCACATGCCTCTTAGCACTTCAGGATTTTTCTTTATGCCTTCGGCTATACAATCCTCGTCGCTGATTTCTTGCAAGCGTTCAGCACGTATGTCAGTGATGCGGATGCGGTGTGGCATAAGGTCGTCCTTTACAAACATTTTGTTAGTCCAACCTTTGGAATTTCTTAATTTGTTGATTTCTGCTTCGTTGATGCCAACTTCACTTACTAATTCGCAGTATGCTTGTGCTATAGCAACCTCCTCGCCGACGTTGTAACGAGAATAGGCTACTTCATCAATTCCTCGAAGGAGGATTGCCCTTCCGATATTTTTTGGTTCGACGCAAATACCGCAATCAATAATGGTGGCATTGCCAGTGTAGGCAATACGCCTTGTCTGCGTCTTGCGACCTTCAAGTACGGCTCGGGTGAGTCCGTACTTGTCGTTGAACATGATTTTCTTCATAAGCTGTTACTTTAAGTTTACCACTTCTTTTCCTCGCCACCACTCGTCTTCGATAAAATGAATGTCTTGTCCGTTGATGAGTACATCAGTATCACCTAAACGCTTTTGCAAGGACTGTAAAGATGTAATGAGTTGTGATATTGTCATATTGTTTATTGATTAGGAAATTTACCTCTAATTTCCGTTGATTTTCTGATATTGTTTAACGAATGTCTTTTCCGTGACCCACTCGCTGTATAGAGTGCGATAGTAAGTCTTGGGTTTGCCTGATATCAAGCCATTCTTGTCGCGAGGGGTATTGACGCTCTTGTATATCGTCGGAACAATGTCGGTAGACTGGTATGCCGTGACGTATTCGTCCTCGAAGGCCATGTGTGCGGTCTCACGGAACTTGACGTTTTCGAGAGAGAAGGGGCAGCTCATTCGCTGCCTCCTTCCGTGTATGTGTCGGTTGTACCGAGCAGGTGTTCGTTGCCCTCGTAAGGGATGCAGTAACGATAAGAGCTGTCTATACAAACATAAGGATAATCTTCATCCTCCCTGTAATGTGAGAAATAGTTAGCGTACCATATGTTATTTTCATCGTCCCTCACCAGCACCTTGTCGAATGGCTTAAACAAACATTTGGACTTTATTGGATCCACTTGTAGAGTGTCTGGATTGTACTTGCCATGATAGTATTTCTCCGCAGCAGCAATAAATTTTGTACGAATCTTATCAGACGCTAAACAACAAGAGCTATCATTTGATTTAAGACCTTCCTTAAAATAATCAAAAATTAATTCTTCTGAATCACAATGCAGAGTTCTGTTGAATGTTGTGTAAGATGTATCTGCCCAACTTTCAAATATGGAGATTTCCTGACTACCATAAACTATGTCACCTCTCTTGAAGAATCTTCTCCAATCTCGCATTTCTGAGGAAGGGAAGAGGAGACATTCTGCGCCAAAATATTGAATATAAAGACGCCCATCTTTAGAAAAACTCAAAGGATCCCCCACTGCAGTCTTTACAATGATTGAATACTTATAACAATCATCACAAATTTGAGATAATTCTACTTCACCGCATACCGGTGAGTACAGCTTTGTACCCTTCGGGCAGTCCTTCAATATCTCTGCTATATTAATCTTGTTTTCCATTGTTGTAATTTTTATTGTAACACATTAAATTCTATTTTCTCGTTGGTATTTCTTCGTCAGTTCCATGCGTGACCGAATCTAATTGTCTGCAAATCTGCTTGTACATCAGCTTGCACCATTCGTCGGCAGGAGTGCCGTTTAGGCTGTCAGCATACTCCTTGATGGTAGTCAGAGCTACATATGCGCCAACGTAAGCACTATTCATGTCGCTCTCTCGTGATTCTTCTTCTGTCACTCCACCCAGAAGGAGGATAAGCCATGTCTTGATTTTCTTCTTCATAGTTGTATGTTTCACCTTTTGAAAGTACATATAAAAAGTGTTTGAGAGAAGAATGAGGAAAGTTTACTGGTTATCAGTTACTTTCCTCATTTTGGTTAAAAGTGGCGAGGACAGACGAAGACGGGAATACGACAAGATGAGACAGAGGAACGTTACCTATCCGTAACCTATACCCCAAATGAGGAATGTTGAGGTTCGGAAGAATGAGGAAGGTTACGAATTGAATTTGAACGCTCTGATTTATAGTGAGTTACTAATGAGTAACGCAAGATTTTTGGTTACGAACCAAATTTGCCGTGTTCTGCCGTGAAATGCGTAGCAAGAAAAGACTCTTCATGTATTAATTGTGACCGCAAAAAAGAATGACGTTATGAAGAGTACATTTTCAATTATCTTCTACCTCAAAAGACAGGTAGTAAAGAAAGAC